TGTATTTATATGGATCCGTGCCGGCGGCTGGTGTGTCGGTTGATAACTTTTCTATAAAACAAGTCACCGACTGCGCCTCCACAGGCTTCCACATTATCAGCGCACAGGGAGGAAGTACGCAGAATTGGCAGAATGTGCATGGGAGTTTTAATTACAATGATGCGGCAGGCTACGGATATAAACTATATAGGATAGCGATATGATACCACGTTGGCATAGTTTAATAATCGGGGTAGTCTCATTGGCCCTCGGCCTATATCTGATGACCTTTGTAGGCTGTGTCCCTTATATTCCTCAATCCTCTACTATCCAAACGGGGCAGGAAGTCTCTGCTCCTGCTGGCTGGAGTGACTATTGTATCCGGCATCCTGAAGACCCATCGTGTAAGGAGACTAAATGATACTCACTAACGAACGATGGCAAGAGTTGGTCAAGGTTCAGATGGACGTGAACTGTGATGTGAAATACACCACTGATATAGAGCTTTACGGAAAACCGGAGTTCTGGGAGATTGCAGATGGTGAAGGTGATTGTGAGGATTATGTTCTTGCGAAAAGAGTACGGCTTTCAAAACTTGGGTGGTCGAAGCTGGCTGACCTTGCTCTTGCTACCTGCTGGACTGAGACAAATGAGTATCACGCTGTTTTGGTAGTTCACACAGATAAGGGAGATTATGTTCTTGATAATAGGTATCCTCGTCTAAAGGCGTGGGAAGACCTTCCTTATAAGTGGGATAAAATTCAAGATGGTAAGGAATGGAAGAGGATTGGGGGTAGAGTTGCGGTGAAACAGGATAAAGGGGAACTAATGCAATGAATATAACAGCGTATTTCTCAAGTTTAGGCACACCGGAAACCGGGCTTTCTCCGACGATCAACATCAGGGATATTTCTGACGGCTCCCTTACCGTAAGCGCAGCCGCAATGACGGAGGTTGGGGACGGATTCTATATGTACGCCTTCACAGCTTATGACCCGACAAAGGACTATTCGATCAGGTGTGACGGTGGGGCAACGCTCATTGATGCTGATCGGTATGTGATAGCGGCAACTGGAATCCCTGCCGATGGGTCTGGGTTCACGGCCCTTGGAGATACGAGGATTGTTTATCTTGATGCGGCGGTGAGTGGCAGGGCTCCGGCGGGTGAATACGACACTGAAATGAGCCGCATTGATGTTGATGTTTCGAGCCGGTCAACCCTCACGGCGGCGGGTGTTTGGGATGCCCTGCTGACGGGGATCACGACCGCCGCAAGCGTCGGGAAGCTCATCAAGGATTATCTTGACGCAGCGGTGAGCGGTAGGGCACCGGCAAGCGAATATGATACCGAGATGGCACGTATTGATGTAGCAGTTTCCACAAGGACAAAACCAGCGGATACACAGGCAAAAGTAACCCTTGTTGATACCGTGACCGAGAATACGGATATGAGGGGGACTGATGACGGGGCGCTGGCGACAGTATGCACAGAGGCCAGACTTGCCGAACTGGACGCCGCAAACCTACCGGCAGACGCAGACAGCATAAAGGCCGTGACGGATAAAGTAGACAACATGATTGAGGCCGTCGAATGAGCAACTATCAACTAAGAGCAAGGTCAACCACACCCGGCGATTACAATTTCATTGCCGGAAGACTGGCTTTCCTCGCTCTGGCCTCTGAAGTCAAGAAAGATGTGGATATCGGAGACGGGACGCTCGGCACGTATGCGCTGGTATCTGGCACATCAACTGGATCATTAAGCAGTTTCTACCCACGGATGCAGGCGACGGCTAATCGGATGCTGGATGGTAAGGGGCAGATTGTCGCAATCAAGCATAGCGTTGTTGGCGAATATGTGCCGGGAGAAGGAACTACCAACACGATCACGACACAGGCGGGAACGGGTGCGGTGGTCGAATGGGACGCAAGGCAGGTTGACGGAACACTTATAAAGGTAGGTGACAAGCGGTTGATGTTATCGGCCCTGAATACGGACGGGGACGCCCTTGTATCCCCTGTCTTAGGAGATACCGTTACAGACGCCGCTGGAAGGGTTTACACGCTTACAGCCCCACTGGAGACGTTAAGCCCAGCCGGGACAGTTGTTTCATATACTTGTAACCTGCGAGGAGCATAATGAGTTTTTCTGACGATATTGCCAGGTTCGCAAAAAAAGCAGGGTCAAATGCTGACCTCGTTACCCGCAAGGTTGTGTTGGATATCGGCACAAGCCTTGTCGAGAAGACCCCGGTTGGAGATGCTTCATACTGGCAGTCTCCCCCTCCCCCCGGATACGTGGGAGGCCACGCACGCGGCGGATGGTCTCACTCAGAAGGGGCCCAGGTAGTACAGGAATTTGAGGGCGTTGATCCTTCAGGCGGCAATTCAATCAATAGAATAGCGGCAAGCGTCCCGATCCACGCGGCAGGGAAAGTCCATTATATACAGAACTCGGTGCCGTATATTCAGGCCTTAGAAGATGGGAGAAGTAGGCAGGCTCCTTTTGGAATGGTTTCGATTACCAAGGTAGAGTTTCAAGGAATCATTAGAGACGCAGTGGGGAAAGTTAAATGACAAACGAATGTGAATGGATTGTTAATCTGACCTTCAGAAAGCGCATGTGGTTATATTTGTGGGGCTATTTTGCCTATTGCATGATTTTCAGGGTAACGCTTAATGATGAGGTGATTCAAAATATTCTCAATCGCAACCTTACAACGACGGCACTAAGGCGAGCCGATCTGACAATAGAAGAGCTTAAAGGGATGATTCAAACGGCAACGGGTGAAGTGAGATGAGCATAGCTTCCGTAAGAACTGCACTGGAAAGCAAACTTAATGCGATGACTCCCGCTGTTGCTATAGCTTGGAACAACTTAGGCTATACCCCCGTTACCGGGACACCGTATCAAGCCTGCTATTTGTTACCAGCAAAGCCCGACAACCCAACACTTGGCGATGGTTTTTATAGGATGCAGGGGATATTCCAGATTTCCTTGTTTTATCCAACAGGAGTAGGGCCGCAGACGGCAGACAAGAGGGCTGATCTTACGGCGGCGGCTTTCAAGCGAGGCACCACAATGACCTCTGGCGGCATTAAGGTGCTGGTTGACGAGGCTCCATATATAGGGCAGGGCAGGGCAGACGGGGACCGCTGGATGATCCCTATTAAAGTAGTGTGGCAAGCGGGAATAATAGCATAAATTTAACAACAAAGGAGAAGAGTCATGACAATAGCTAATATGATCAACAAACAAGTAGTAATTGCGGCACAAGAGGCAAAGGGCACCATCGCGGCGGTGGGGGCGGTAAGTGCTCAGTACATGAGGTTTAAGACTTTTGCCCAGGACCAGACAAATGAAAGTTATATGTCTGATGAGATGCGACCGGACAGACAGGTTGGCGGTGTCTTTATCGGGCCTCAAGATGGGAACGGTTCATGCTCTGGTGAGCTTACTCCCGGAACCTATGAACTCTTTGAAGCGGCTGTGCTGCGTCAGGACTTCCAGGCTGGCGAGGCCAGTGCAGCGCTTGACGACCTTGAGTCAACAGGAACCACGGCAGTGGGTACGATTGGCAGCGCGGGTGGGGCTTTTATTTCGGCTGGGTTTAAGGTCGGTGACGTTGTTCGGATGACCGGCTGGGCAGAGGCCCCAACTGACGCGACAGCCAACAACGCCCACAATTTCCTGATTACCGCACTGACCGCCAGTTTAATGACGGTTCTTGCCATAGATGGCGTTCCCATTGTCGCCAAAGATGAGGCGGCGGCTGTGACAATCACAGTGGTGGGAAAGAAAACCTGGACACCGGCAAGTGGACACCTTGAAGAGTGGTTCACCATTGAACATTATTACTCAGATGTTGATCTCTCAGAAGTCTTTTGGGACTGTAAACCGACCAATATGTCTGTAAGTGCTCCGGCAACCGGGATTCCGACCGTTGATTTTAATATCCTTGGTCTTCAGATGATCCCGGAAGGCACGGCAGCTTCCCCGTATTTCACAGACGAAGGTGTCCCCCTGGCAATTACCGGAACAGATGCGGTACACACCGGAAAAGCCGTGATTGTGATTCAAGGAGTTAATCAGGTTTTTTGCACCGGAGTCGATTTCGAGATTAACGGAAACGCCGAGGTTGGCAGTGCCGTTATGGGAAGCAACGTCAAGTCGGGGATCTACGACAAGAGGTTGGAAGTCAAAGGCACTTTTAAGGCACTCTACCAGGATGATGTTATTTCTGCTTTGTACCGTGCCGGGACGAAAATCTCTTTGAGTATAGTCCTTCCCGTTTCCGATGCTCCCGACTCTGCCTTTATCGCAATTACTATACCGTCGGCGAAAGTCACCTCTGGTGCGAAAGAGGGCGACAACGAAATTTCTCACAGCTTCGGGTTTACAGCTGAGTTTAACAGCGATGGAGACGACGGAGAAACTTGTACTAAAGATTCACTGGCAACAACATTGAGTCTACAAGATTCAAGTCTAAGTTGATAAGAGTAAACAAGGAGGAAAGTTATTATGAGTAATCGAGACAGGACAGGCCCACCTAAGAAAGCCACCGGGCCACGGGATGGGAGAGGTGGCGGTAGAGGGAGAAACACAGGAGAAAAAGGTGCTGGCCCAAAGACGGGCGGCAAAAAGGGCAACTGCTAACCAGGAGGAGGAA